TCTGTAACGCCTCTGCGCGAGCTCTCGTCAACAATATGGGTATATCATCAGGTCCTCAAGTGGAAGTTAACTTGGAACGTATACCCCCGAATGAAGATATTACGCAATTACATCCTTGGAAGATTTGGCAGGTAACTAACGACCCTATGGGTTCGAGTGCTCCAGCTGTAAGATTCACACAGCCAGATGATAATGCACAGACACTGATGGCAGTATATGAGAAGTTCAGCGCGTTAGCTGATGACCACTCAGGCATACCGTCATACATCTCGGGTGACCTTAATGTACATGGAGCAGGACGTACAGCGTCAGGCTTATCCATGTTGATGGGCTCAGCTGGTAAAGGTATTAGACAAGTTGTCATGCATATTGATAATGATGTTATTAAAAAGATTGTTAATAGGCAGTTTGTATACAACATGCGCTATGATGAAGATGAAAGTATTAAGGGTGATGTAGAGATTATCGCTCGTGGCGCTATTAACTTAGCAGTTAAAGAAACTGTTAACGTACGCCGAATTGAATTTCTTAATGCAACCGCCAACGAAATCGATATGGAAATCGTTGGTAAGGATGGCCGTGCCGCGATACTTCGCGAAGTGGCTAAAGGGTTGCAAATGCCTGTGGATGATATCATCCCATCTCGGGAAAAAGCCGGGTTCGTTGAACGTGAGAACGCTAAGATGGCACAACAAGCTGCACAGCAGCAGCCAGCTAGCGGAACTCCAACCCAACCAGACGGTACCCCCAAAGGTGGAGCTGAAGGAAACACAGTGAGTAACCGTGTGACGGGAGGTGCAGGTTGATAAAGCCTTCGCCAGAGGTTGTTCAAGCGTTAGGTGCAACTGTTCGCCAGTTCCCAGTCTTATTAGATTGGATGAAAGGGTGGCAGGAACATGAACTATCGCAGCTACCAAACGTTACTACGAATGTGGCATTAGCTCAGGGACGGTGCCAGGTTCTAAAAGAACTCTATGAGTTCGCAGAAAAGTCCCCCGAACACGCAGCACAGTCAAAATGATAGCTGTATTTTATTACGCATACCAATAGGAGCGATAACATGGCAATACCAGAGCAAGTGAAGAAACAGTCAGAGGCTGTACAGAAACTATATGAAGACCTTAATCCAGAGGAGGGCGTAGTAGCCCAGCCTGCGGAGGAAGCAGATGTAGTTGAGGAAGTACAGGCCGACCGTGTTGATGAACAAGCACCTCAGTCTGAGCCAGAAGAGCAAACGGCAGCAGACACCCAAGATGAGAAAACATTAGAACAAAAGTATAAGACCCTACAGGGGATGTATAACGCAGAAGTTCCACGTTTACACGCAGATAGACGAGAGCTAGCGGATAGAGTTAGTCAGTTAGAACAATTACTTAGTTCAGCGAGTCAACCAACACCTACACCGGCAGCGCCGGAAGTACCTGAAACTCTGATTACAGAGCAGGACAGAGAGGACTACGGTGACTCAATCGACGTTATGCGTCGTGTGAGCCAAGAAGAAACTAACGCAGCTAACAGGCGCATCGCCCAGTTAGAACAGTCGATTCAGCAAATGCAGTCTAGTGTGATGCCTCGCGTAGAGCAGCTATCACAACATCAGGCGCAAAACACTGAGCAGGCATTTTGGTCAACGCTTGAAGCTAATGTCCCTAACTGGAGAGAAATTAATGAGAAGGCAGATTTCCAAAATTGGTTATTGGAGATTGACCCACTAACGGGGATTAGCCGCCAGACGTATTTAGAAGATGCACAGAGCAACTTCGATGCACGTAGGGTAGCGAGTTTCTTCTCAACATGGGGAGGCATGAACGGTATGTCACAAGCTCAGCAAGAAAAGGTAAGTTCTAAATCACAGCTAGAGAAGCAGGTAGCACCAGGTAAGGGTAAATCCGCTAGTGCTCCTGCAGTAAATGGCGACCAGACGTATACGCCTACAGACATCGCACAGTTTTACGACGATGTTAGGTCAGGTAATTACAAAGGTCAGGATAAAGAACGTGCTAGAATAGAGCGCGACATTTTCGCTGCACAGCGAGACGGTCGTATTGTCACTGCATAATATAATATAGGAGAAGCATAATGGCTTTTGCAGTATCATCCGGTAAACCGGCATACACTGGAAACTTTATTCCAGAGATTTGGTCAGGCAAACTTATTGAAAATTTCTACGACGCTACGGTGTTGTCAGCAATTTCTAATACTGACTATGAGGGCGAGATTAAAGCTTACGGCGACACGGTTAATATCCGTACTACCCCTGAGTTAACAATCCGTGATTACGTTAAAGGACAAACACTAAGTGTTGAGAACCCTGACAAACCTAAGTTACAACTACTTATTGATAAAGGTGAGTATTTTGCTGCGGTTGAAGACGACGTAGATAAAGTTCAATCAGATGTTAAGATGATGGATAACTGGTCTAAGGACGCTTCTGAGCGTATGAAGATTAAGATTGACCAACGTGTACTAACTGATATCCTTCCAGGTATCCACGCTAGTAACAAAGGTGCAACAGCCGGTGCTATCTCAGGTAATATCAACTTAGGTACTTCGGGTGCTCCAGTTGCTATGACTAAAACTAATGTTATTGAGCACATCATCAACATGGGCCTAACACTTGACGAAGCTAACGCTCCAGAAAGTGGACGTTTCTTGGTTATCCCTGCTAAGATGGCAGCATACATCAAGCAATCAGACCTTAAAGATGCGTCAATCACAGGTGATGGTTCATCTCCACTACGTAATGGTCGTTTAGGTATGATTGATAGATTTACTATTTATGTAAGTCATAACATCAAGAAGACTGGTTCTAACTTCGATATCGTTGCGGGCCATAACATGGGCTTTACTTTTGCTTCGCAAATGACTGAGCTTGAAACTCTACGTTCTGAATCTACTTTCGGTAATATTATCCGTGGCTTACAAGTGTATGGCTACAAGGTAGTAAAACCTGAAGCATTAGTTCAGTCAGTAGTAACCGTTTAATATAGGAGGTTTATCATGGCTACATATACAGATGGAACTGGCTATAACTTAGGCTCAGCAGCTCACGTTGCTTCGGGCATTAACAAAGTCGGTGTATTAGAAGTTGAATTAAACTTCGCAACAATCACTACTGACCGTGCAGCAGCAGGCTTAACAGCTCTAGGTGCAAACGATGTATTGACTGCGTTACACATCCCAGCTAAGACTATGGTTTTAGCAGTTGGTTTAGATGTAACAACAGCTGAAGGCGGCACACTAACTATTGATGTTGGTGATGGCGGTGATGTTGACGGTTTCTTAGACGGTGTAAATGCTAACACAGTAGCATCTTACTCTACGTCTTTGACGTTAACAGAAGCAACTCCGAATACCGTAACTGGTTATTCGAACGGTAAATACTACAGCGCGGCAGACACGATTGATATTAAAACTATCAACGCGGCTGACACAGCAGTGGTACGTTTATGGGCAGTTGTTGCAGACTGTTCGTAAGTAACTAGATGTGGGGCTTCGGCCCCCATCTTCTTTATCTTCAGAGGGGTTTAAAATGGAAGAACAACGATGGCTAAGACATATAGTTGATGGCACAATTTATGGGTGGGATAAATATCTAGCTCAAAACGAATTATGTGAAGAAGTTTCTGCAGAGGTAGCATTCCCTGAGAAACATGTTCCAAAGAAACAAGCAAAGCGAAAGGCAAAGATGGATTTATCTACTAAGAAAATACCTAAAAAACCTGCCGCAGTTAATGTAGAATTAGAGGCGGAAGCGTCAAAAGGACTACCTAAATGATACTAAATGATGTAATCACTGAGACTAGACGTATCTTACAAGATATTGATACACCTCAACGTTATAGTGACGAAGTTCTCCTAGGCTTCGCTAATCAGGCGTTGAAGCGAATCGCAGTGTTACGTCCTGATTTATTCGCTTATGTAGGTGAAGTAACATGCACAACAGGCGCAGTGCTACAAGACGCTCCATCAGATTCAATACGCATTATCGAGGTCTACTCGGTAGTGAGCGGTAACGGTGTTATCGAAGTAAACCGTGAGACACTAGACCAAGCATTACCAACATGGATGAATGACACGGCAGCAGCAGCTACAAACTGGATGCGCCATGTGCGTAACCCGAATAAATTTTTTATATACCCTAAGGCTCCGTCGGGCCAGAAACTAGTTGTGGAGTATACACAGGCTCCACCGACTTATGATGCTACGACAACGGTTGCCTTATTGTCAGATGCTTATTTCCCTGTAGTGTTAGATGCTACAGTGTTCTTAGCTGAGTCTATTGATAACGAGCATGTTAATTCTAATAGAGCTAAGCTATTCCAAGAGTCCTTTACACAGGCTCTAGGTGTAGGTGCGCAGAGTAGGCCTATAACTGATACTGAGAACTCAGGGATGAAAGATGAGGAGGTTATCTAATGGCATCACGTGATTTCAGTACAATCGTTTCTCGTTTAGCCCCTAGCGTCCCAGGATGTCCGACGCCAATCATCGAGCAGTATGTTCGTGATGCAGCAATCGAGGCATGTGAGAGAACTTTAGCATGGCGTTATGAGCAGCCTAAACTACGATTAACCCCCGGTGTGTACGACTATGCATACAGCGCACCTACAGATGCAGAGGTGCATGCATTCTTAACTGTAACCTTAAACGGTCGCAGACTAGACCCTGTTACTCTTGAGCATCTACATGATATACAACCTAAATGGCCTGAAGCAACTACTGAAGAACGCTCAGAGCCTAGATACATTACTCAATTCGATGCGGATAACTTTGCATTAGCACCTGTACCTGACGATGCTGTGAAGTATGACGTCAAGATGATTGTGGCATTAAAACCGCTACGTACAGCGACTAAGATGGACAAGTCAATACTAGACGAATTAGAGAATGTAATTATGCACGGTGCATTACAGCATCTTCTTGTACTCCCAGGTAAAGAGTGGAGTGATAGAGAGTTAGCTACATACCATGCGAAACAATATTCATTTCAAATTTCAGAGCGTAGAGCTAGAACAAACCTAGGTGCAGCAAGAGCATCTATGACTGTTGAGATGCGCCCACTAGCTTGAGGATACTATGGCTGATGTAATTAAATTAGTAAAGGGTGATGAGAAACCAGTAATTGTTTTAACGCTTACAGATGATGTTGCAGGCGGGGCATTAGATTTATCAGCAGCCTCAACAGTAGTGACAGTTAAATTCAGAGCAATGGGCAGTACAACATTATTATCTACAATATCCACGACAAAGTTAGATAGTGGTACGACAGGTAAAGTACAGTTTGATTTCAGCGGCGGCGTGTTAGATGTTGATGCAGGTGCCTATGAGGGTGAGATAGTTGTAACGTATGGTAGTGATGTACATACAGTGTATGACACATTGAGGTTTAGGTTAAGAGATAATTTCTAGTGAACATAAAATTTACAGCAGCATTATCAACGATTGTATTAGCCTCGGCATCAGTGTCGAGTGCTTCTGCTGTAAAGGCTGAAAACTCTATAGGTGTGACAGCTGCACCACTAACTTCAATTAGCGCAACAGCGTATATAGTACCACTAACAATTTTATCAGAGCAGACAGTTACAGCATCTGATGTTGTTAATACTATTGCTGTTACTAAACCTAAATCAGAGACGTTAACAACATCAGATGCCTATACGGTTAATGTAACTAAGTCATTTGCTAGTGCAGTAACTGCTGATTCATCGCTTAATAAGATATTCCACTCGTCTGTCGACTTCGATATGAGTGATGCGGATGTAGACCCTGACCCAGTTACAGTTGTAGATGCTACAGCATTTGACCTCGGTAGAGGAATCTCAGACTCGGTAACATCTAGTGACAGTGTGAGTAACGCGCCGAGTAAATCTGTATCAGGCGACACAGTCACAGCAAGTGATACGCTTAATAGAAAAGACATAGGTACGAACCCGACTGACTCAGTAACCGCTTCAGATTCAGATGCTAAGTCGGCGACGACGACGGCTAGTTCAACGACGACAGCGACAGATAGTATAGGTAAGACAGTTAGTATTACTGAGGCATCGAGTGTAACTGCCACAGCCGTAGTAAGTAAAATATTCCATTCCTCAGTTGACTTCGATATGAGTGACGCTGATGTAGACCCTGACCCGGTGACTGCTTCAGATACTGCAGCCTTAGAGCCTATGAAGAGTACAACGAGCACACTCACAGCAACAGACTCTGACGCGAAGAGCGTTACATCTGGAGCTACATCAACTGCAACAGCATCAGATAGTGCTACTACAAACCCTACAAGCAACCAGACTGAGACCTTAACAGCGAGCGACTCGGTAGCGACAAGCCCTACATCTGTCCAGTCTGACCCTATTACAATGGCGGACGTACTCAATACGTTTACCTACAATAAGAACAAAACTGATGCAGTCACTGCAGCAGACACTATTAACTCAGTTGAGATTACGAAGGCGATAACAAGTCTAGTATCTACGACGAGTACAATCGTTAAACAGTTCACATCCGCAGTCGACTACGACTTAGCTGACGTTGACGTAGACCCTGACCCGGTGACTGCAGCTGACGCGATTAACACATTCGGTGTAACTAAAGCCCTGACATCAACTGCTTCCGCAAGTGACTCAGACGCTAAGAATGTCACATCTGTACTTACTTCAGCTGCAACAGCTGCTGAGAGTATTGTCCTTACCTTAACCTTAGGTGAGACAAACCAGTATTGGGACGAAGTATTTATGTCTGACGGTGAGTCAGGCTTCTTACATACACCAAGAGTTTTAGCTGTCATCGACTACGACTGCCTGCTAGGCGGCGAACACAGCTTACTAAATTCAGCTCGATTCCCTGACGGGTGTGCTGATAGTACGACATACGAAGCGCACACAGGAACTATCGGTGCGCCAGGCTTGGTTAACGAGCCTGTTATGAACCACGGTCTAATTACATATCCTGACACAAGCGGTGCAGGTTTTGTGGTAGACTTCCACTATCCAACATTAGCACTCGGGGCTTATATGGTTAATACAACCTCTATTACATAGGAGAAAACAATGTTAAAAGACAACATTAAAATGACAGGTGAGTTAAAACTTACTCTGACAAACGAGAAAGGCGACGTTACTAAAGAAGTAATTGTCCCTAATACTGTAGTTACAGCAGGTAAAGGCTTCATTGCATCACGCATGAAAGACGCAACTGCGACAGCAATGTCACACATGGAACTAGGTACAGGCACAACAGGTGCAGACGTTGCTGACACAGCACTAGAAACTAAGATTACTTCTAGTAGAACTGCATTAACTTCTACAACTGTTACAACTAATAGTGTAGCATACGTAGTAACTTTCGGTGCAGGTGTAGGTACTGGTGCAGTAACAGAAGCAGGTATCTTTAACCACGCTACGACAGGTACAATGTTATGTAGAACAACATTCTCTGTGATTAACAAAGCAGCAGCTGACACACTAGGTATTACTTGGACAGTTACTGTAAACTAGGAGTAGAC